TTCAAGCATCGCATGAAGAACTCTCTTCCTTCAACTGCCAGTGCATAGCGTTCCTCGTTCAGCTTGCCACCTCTCCACATTCTTACCGCTCCTGCATTAGTCAGAAACGTGCACGGTGGGTGTGCTATCAGCAAATCCCATTCTCCGCTTTGTGTGTGTGTGTGTGTCAACCGTTGTGAATGAGCAATCCCCATCCAGCAACGGCAACACATCACCTTTTATGTGCCATTCAGGGTGACCACCGGAGCAGTCTTGAATGTCACAGCTGAATGCCCTGTGTCCACGTTCACGGAACGCTTTGCAGACTGTCTGTGATTCCTCACACGCAATCAGTACATTCATAGTTTCGCTTGTAGCCTTTTAATGTGAGCCACCATAGCATCCCTGTCCGCAGCACAGTCAAATCCTTTGAGATGTGCCAATACCTCACGGTCTTCTGTGTGGTCTTCGAGGTATTCCTCTATGTCGAACCATGACTGTGGCTTAATCGTTGTGTAGATGCGTTTGAACTCTTCGTCAGACACATCCTGCAATCTGCATCGGTAGTTGTATTCGCCATACATCCGATTCAGTTCTTTTATTACTGTCATGCTTACCATTTGAATGCATCAGGATCGTAGCCAGTACCCATGTAACTGGGTTTTTCTATGACAACGTGTCCTGCTCCTTTCTTCTTCTCTCTGCGACTCCAATTATTCAGAGTGCTCTGCCATGACTTCATATGATTCTTGCCTACTGTCCAGCCGTTGCTTTCGTAGTAGTCATAGAAGTATTCAGCATCAACATTCAATCCCTTTTCAGATATGTAAGAACGAACCTCTTCAAGTGTCGGTTTCCTAAATATATTTCTTACCTTCTTATCATTCTTTTCATTCTTATCATTCTTGTTTGTTGTTGATTGTTTGTTGATTGTTTGTTGTTCGTTTGTTAGTTGTTTGTTGATTGATTGTTGATTTTCTTCCACAATCTGAAAATCTGCCCATTTTATAACGGTTATCAGCGTGTTTTTGTTTGTTGATTTTACGCTAATTTCTCCTGTGCTTTGTAACTTCTTCAGAGCCGTTCTGACAGACTGCACCGACAGTCCACTCCGGTCACTTAGCCCTTGCAGACTGGTGACAAATTGTCCTGCTTTTATCACCATGCCTTGCCACTTATTCGGCTTGTGATTAGCGGAGAGAAGGATGGTCAGCCACAGATTTCTGACAGCCATGTCTGACCACCATTCCCAATCAAATAGACTGCGGTGGATTTTTACCCAACCATCCATACTTTCACCACTTCGGAAGCATCATGGTTTCTTGCGGCTTATATTTTGAATGGCTGAATTGCAGGTTATACAATTTTTCCTTCGTTACAGTGTTTATTGTTTTCAACATTTCAACGCTCATTAATTCGTGGTTGTTCTGCTTGCGCTTTATGTTGTTCAGAACGTTCATTTCCGCATCGCCAATGATCACATATACATCAACTTGTGATTCTTGCCCAAAACGCCAACACCGCCGAATGGCCTGATAGAATTGTTCATACGAATCAGACAAGCCGCAAAATATAATCTTGTGGCAATTCTGCCAGTTCATACCAAAGCCGCATATGCTTGGTTTGCTTACTAGCACTTTTATTTCGCCTTTTGAAAAGCCTATCATGCCATCTTCTTTGTATTGCGGTGTATCTGATCCCTTTACTTCATAACTGCCCGGAATTGCCCTTTTTAGCGCTTCTGATTCATCGTTATAGTTGCACCATACAAGCACTTGCTCATTTGTGTTTGCAACAATATCGGCGGCGCATTTAACCCTATCTTCCATGCTGTTTTTTCTTGCTTCCCTGCGTTCTTGCAGGGTTTCAGCAGGCATTGAAAATAATTGATTATCAGGCGTTGGGCTTTCGGTTATGATCGTTTCAATATTGAGATTCGGCAAATTATATTTGCTTCCATCAAAGCCAAGATCGGCAGGGCTTTTTATCATAACCGCCCATTCTGCTATCCATTTGAAGAATTCCTGAACGGAATGCCTTTTTAACCGCCACCCAATGCCGTTTGATGAATCATTTATAAAGAACATTGAAAGCATTTCATTCATTGTCATTACGTTTAGAAACTCTGCATGATTCCCCAATTCCGTAAAATCATTTGGTGAAGGTGTTGCGGTACATGCTAACTTGTATTTTGTATATCTGAATCTGTTAATCAGATCATTTGTTGTTTTACCTGAATAACTTTTCAATATTGATGATTCATCAAGCACAATGCCGCAAAACACTTCTGTATTGAATCTGTGCAGTTTTTCGTAATTCGTTATATTGATTCCCGGTTTTACATCTTCAGCACTTTCGCATAGGTTTGCTTTGATTCCAAACTTTTCTGCTTCTAGTGCTGTTTGCTTACCAACCGCCAACGGTGCAAGTATCAATACAGATCCTTTTTCATGGTTTGCAACTGCTTCAGCCCAAGATAACTGCTGAATGGTTTTACCTAACCCCGTATCTTCAAACAATGCCGCTTTTCCTTTTCTCAACGCCCATGCAACAATATCCCTTTGAAAGTCAAACAGATTTTCATTCAGGTGTGTTGGGTTAAAACCGCTATCAGCAATAACAATTTCTTTTTGTTTAAGAAAATCGTTATAACTATCACATGCCGTATAATTTCGGTTACGTTCTATGTTATGGTGCAACATCATAAACCCCCGAATATATCCAACTGTTCATATGATTCTGCATTGATGCAGTTTTTAACGGCCTGCTTGTAGTATGTTGGCTTCAATTCAATGCCAATACCACGCCTGCCCATTTTCAACGCCTGATATACTTCTGAACCAATACCGCCGAATGGTGTAAATACAACATCATTGGGATTTGTCCATAATTTGATACATCTTTCAATAACATCAAGCTGCAAAGGGCATATGTGCTTTTCATCTTCGTTATCCCGTGCCGATGATGCTTGAAGCGTGTTTGACTGGTTAATGTCCATCCATACAGGTGAAGCGTATTTCTGCCATAACTCAACCGGGAATGATTCATTGGTGTTTGTTACTGGTTCTTTATTTTCGCCCTGTTTGCGGAATACTAGCACCTTATCCGGGAATCCTTGGCGGCACATACAAGCATCTTTTTTTATCTGCTTATGCAGTAAACCTAATGCCTTTGTTCTTTGCATTGCTGTTACAGGGTTTTTCCATATACAGATTTCAGAATGATATATAAACCCTTCCGCTTCAAACACCCTGATTAATTCGCCCGGAAAATCTTTTGCACCAATGAAACCATCTTTGAATTTCATTGACGGCATAATCATGCAATGCACCGCAACTAATCTGCCGGGCTTCATAATTCTGTATAACTGTTTGACTAAATAGCCCATGTGAATATCAAATTCTTCTGCTGTCTTACAGTTTCCAATATCCCTTTCTGAATCACTGTAAGTATATAAATCAATGAATGGTGGGCTAAATATGCTGAAATGTATTGATTCATCGGGCAATTCTTTCATTATTTCGCACGAATCACCATTATAGAAAACAAAGTTGTTTCCCTGATACTGATCAATTACGTTCATTTCATTCCCCTTTCTAGCGTGTATCTTGCAACAACTGCTTTACCGTGCCTGCGTCTAACCTTTACATATTCGGTTTTGATCAAGTAACCTGCGCTTCTTAAATCGTGAATGCGTGATGCTAACCGCATACAGCCAATATCATTCAACGCCTGACGTGCTGTTATGCCGCCGTTGGCTTTCATGTAGGCTAAAATCATTTCACATTGTGTCATTATTTAATCCTTTCTGTAGTTTTTGTGTGCTATTGCAAACCATTCAGCCCTGCTGTGGTCTTCTTCGTATGCTTCCTGAATCATGGCTTTCAATTCCTTCTGCCATGCAACGCCTTCGGCTGTGTCATGCGCCCATGCGTGACATTCTCTGCAAAGCCATACCCATGCGCCAATGTCTTCACTGGCCTTTTTGCCTGCGTTAGGCAAGGCATGGTGGAAGTCACAAGGGGAACGCCCACAACAGAAGCACACAGCGTCATCAGCTTCCATTTCACCCTGTAGCAATGACGGCGTGTTTGTATATTTAAACCTTTTGCAACAGCTTCTGTAATTCCGCATATTTCGCCACTGGCATGCGTCCAACCTTCAGCCAGTATTTGAATGAATGGTATGCATCTGTTCTTTCTTCGTACTGCGGCAGAAGGTACACCGCCGCTTCCGTAAGGCATAAACCCTTTGCCCGGATTTGACGGCGCACCTTTTCTGCGTTTATTGATCGCATATACATCAGAATGTCTCCGTATTATCTTTAAGAAGTGACTGGTCACGCTTGGCAATCATCTTGTCTGCCTGTGCCTGTGTGATTTCATCGAGTTCCGCTTTTTTAAGCCGTTTCAGCATGGTTTCGATTTCAGCGGTGGAATATAACTCCATCACCTTTGCGACCTGTTCATCGGTCACCCTAGCGTACTGACGAGCCTTCTGCTGCTCGGCTTCTTCGTTCGGCAAATCCTGTCCGGCATAGATGTAGAAACCCAGTCCGTGACGAGCAATGCACTTTGTCCATGCTCTCTGTAAAGCAGTGTTCACATCGAACGATGTCACTGCATCGAGCGGTATGGATTGATTTGAATAACCCATAATGGGGAACACTTCAGACCGGACACGCTCATTGCCGTTCCATACCAGTGTCACACTGACATCCACCCAACAAGTTCTGCCGTCTGTCCAGTATGGGAAATCACTGTCTGTCGGTCTGTTAATGGTGGTATAGGAGTCAGGGTACAAACCCATGAACGTATCCCATGCCCATGCCCATGACAGATATGACAGGTATGTTGTTTCGCCTGTTTTCTTGTTCTTGACCGCTCTCTTCTCGATATGGTCATTGACATTGATCCGTGACAGGACTCTATATGGGTCTTCGTTCACCCACTGGATGGAATCAGCAAGAGCCTTGTTCAGCTTCTGTGCCTGTTCCAGTTCGTTGGCTGCTTCATCACACAAGGCACAGAGCCGTGCCAGTTCTCTCGGCATTTCTTCCGGTGCAGCGGTATCGAATCCGCTGCGGAGTTCTTCGATTAAGTCTTCACGCATTGTTCTTCTCCTGTGCTTCCTTCATCTTGGCTTTGGCATCTTCCAGTTCTTCGGCAGTGAGCCAAAACTCAAGACACGGAGCAATAATGTGATACTTTCCGTTAACTTCATCGGATACAAGAAGCTGTGTCTTCTCGCCTGTGGATGTGGTTATATAGACCTTCAACTGATTGCCAGTTGTGGTAGGTCTTACTGGTGGTAAATCATTCCTCATATCTTTTCCCTTTCCTTATCGATTTCATATGCGAAGTCATCAAATCCGTATTTGCAGAATGCCATCCGCACGATTTCCTCTTCGGATTCGTATGCGGACAGGATTCGGTTGTATAAGTTATTGCTGACGATTCTTGCACAGTCTTTGTGCAGACCAATCCAGCCGTCATTCATGTCACGTTCAGGATCAATCGGCTCTTCGCACCAGTAGCACTTCATATGATGCCCATCCCCATGGCAATGAGAGCCATGCCGAACATCAGCAAGACTGTGATGAATCCAAGGACATTCAATGTCTCAATGTCCTGCTTTGTGTAGTTGTCAGAGAGTTTCATAGGTCTGCCCCCACATTGCCCATGCCAGTTCGTCTTCATAAATCCATCCGATACAGAATGATTCATCGACTGCTTCGGTATTTACCGCTTCCGGTTCTGTGGTATCTTTGACACCGAATCTGCAATACTTGTCGCTGTAATCAGTGGTGAATGTTGTATTCCACCTAGTGCAGATGGTGACTCTGCATGAGAAGGACGGTTTTTCCTTCATCGGATGATACTGAATCTTCAATACTTTCATTTCATTACCTCTTTCTTTTTTGATAGAATTAGGTAGGTCAATGACCACCTACCCTTTGCAGTCAGTTCGCAGGAGTTCTGACTGCTTTTTTCGTGTGAAGAACACATCTATATCGTTCTCGGTGAACCCCAACACCTTCAGAACGGATGTCCTTCGCCCCTTGTTGTCGAACACTACCCTGTCGGCTTTCTGTTCCTTTTTCTCGACCTGAACCGCTTTCCGATAGGTCTGCCTTGCTTCCTCTTCGGACAGTTCAAATAGTCTTCCGATTTCAGCTTGGTTCAGAAACAGTGCTCGACACAGTTGCTCGAATCCTTTGAGCCTTGGCATTTGCTTCTCCTTTGTCCTAGATTTTAGGACTGTGTGCCTAAAAAAATTAGGACAGCACTTTGATGTTCTCATAGGGAACATTACTGACTGAATGGAGTGCCATCAGTTCGACTGCCAGCATCTTGGATTCGCCTGTTGCGATCCTGTTGTAGCGGTCGAGATTTACTCCAAGCAGCTCTGCCATCTCTTTGCGTGACTTCTTCATCATTTCACGGATGGTTTCTAAATCGAGTTTCATCTGTTCCATTGCTCTCTCCTTTCTGATGTCCTGTTCTTTAGGACAAGTCCAATATAACACGATTTTGTCCTGTTGTATAGGATTATTTCACATATTGTCGGAAATTCTGCTATATTGTGATTAGAGAGGGAAAGGATTATGACACTCAATGAAAGAATAGGCTTTGAAATGAGAAGCCAACGATTATTGAAAAGAATGACCCTTCAACAGGTGGCTGACGGTATGGGTGTCGCATCTCGCAATACTGTGTCACTCATGGAATTAGGCAAAACAATGATAACCGTGCAGGATCTACAGAAGTACTGTGAGGTAGTCGGCTGCTCATGGATTGAAATACTACAGAAAGTAGGTGACGAAAATGCCAATCTATAAAGATAAAAAAAGAGGTACTTACTATGTCAAACTGTATCAGACTGATCCAGTGACTGGTAAGTACATCCAAAAGACAAAACGAGGATTCAAGAAGAAAAGTGATGCACAGGAATGGGAAGCCAATCAGACCCTGTCAAAAGCGCAACACACAAGAGCGACCTTCGGAGATATGTTTGAAGAGAATCTGAAGTATCTCAATTCATCCGACACCAGTGCCAACATGAAACGCTCATGGCTCACTCTCCATTTTCCTTTCATGAACGAGCCAATCGAGAGCCTTACCAAACCGCAGATGATTGAGTGGCGAAACTCCCTAGAGCAGTCAGGTCTAGCAAAACGAACCATTAACAGAGGACTGGGTTATGTCCGCAGCGTGTTCACCTACTCCAACGCAATTTACAACACGGAGAACACCGGAGCCGTTATCCGTTCGTACAAAATCGGCAAAGCTGACAAGCGTGAAATGCAGACATGGACACCGCAGGAGTTCGAGCAGTTCATCCAGTGTGTGCCTGAAGGTTATTATCGAGCCTTTTTCGTTTGGCAGTACTGGATGGGTACAAGAAGAGGTGAAGGAATGGCAGTCCGTAAAGAGGACATCACAGGAAAGCGAGTCAGAATATGGCATCAGATAAAACACTTCAGCAATGGATTCTATGATTTGAAAACTGGCACATCGGAGAGAACACTGGGCATCGATGATATTACATACGAATACCTGAAGCCGTACATAAGAGATGCTTGTCCGTTCGTGTTCGGTGGAGTTAGATCCTTGCCGATTACCAACATACAACGAGAGTTAGAAAAGGGCATAGCTGCTTCCGGTGTCAAACCGATTCGTCTACACGATTTAAGGCATTCCCATGCATCGAACTTGATTGCTGAAGGAGTGCCAATCATTGCAGTGTCCAAAAGACTCGGTCATGCTTCCATCACCATCACGTTAGACACTTATGCTCACCTATTAGAACGAACGGAAGACGAGATGATGGCAACGATAAACGCATTCAGGCAAAAAGAAAAGGCGAGTCCTATGGGGATCGAGACTCGCCCTGACATAAGGAAAGCACTATGAATGCCAACATCATTGTATAAATAAAATCTAGGATTTCAAATTTTCATCTCAAATTCATCTCACACATAACAAAAGTGCCCATTTCTAGGCACTTTTTAACGTATGGAGCGAGTGAGCGGAAACGATAGAAGTCCTGTTATTCCCTGTTAAACCCTGTTATATGCGGTTATTTGGCTGTTATCATCGGTTAAAATCGGTTAAATTTTGCTATTTTCATCTCAAAATTTTCTCACGATGTGCCATTTTCGTGCCAAAAAAAGGAGATGCTACCAACATCTCCCCAAGGACGAGTGTCCTTCAAATAAGCAACTACATTATAGCAGATTATTCTTTCCTTTCTGCATCCATCTTTGCTCCACAATTTGGGCAATACATCCCTGTGCATCCATCCCAAATGTCAGAAGCACACCCTTCGTGACCACAAGCAGTGCAGTAACCAAGGTCACCACCTATCCACTTGCCGTGTCTGACTGGCTTTGCATCTACTGTCGGCAATTTGTCTATTTCCTTTCTTTCTATTGCAAGCCACCCGTTTAGCCAACAGCAATGTATTTCATCCGCATCAATCAGTCTCATTTCTCTTTCCTTTCTGCCCAACAATCGTGAACTTCTCTGCCGTCAACTTTGACTTTGAACTTTTCGCACAAATCAAAATACCACTGATAAAAAGCACAAGTGTTGCAACATTGGTTCATTCTTCTTCCCTTCCTGCAAACCCGCAATAGAAATTAACACTCACCCACCGCTTCAGAATACTGCATTTGATTTCGATGTCGTCATGCTGACCTTTGAACGCACAATCCTTGCACCGAATCAGTTCTTCCTGTTTTCGGATGACGCCAACAAACATTTCATCCCAATCAATCGCCGTGTCATCTATCGGCATGATGTACTCTTTCATTCTTCTTTCTCCTTTCTATACTCCTTCTCAATTAATTTACGAATCGTGTCCGACAGGCTTTTAAAGCCATGTATCCGCATCAAGAATTTCAGCTTCTCTTCAAACTGTTCATCTATGCGGATGTGAATTAATTTTGTCTTATTCATGTATACATAATAGCAGATTTGTGTGTACAAATGAACCATTTTTGCAAGTTACCAGCAAATAAAAAAGACCTCACCGAAGTGAGGTCTGTTGCATCGCAGTGAATAGGGGAATTGAAATCACTGGTGATGCCGTATGATTTCGCTCTGATACTTGTCACGGACTCTTTTCAGTTCAGCCGTACTGTTACCGTCTATCATGTGGTTAACAATCGCATTCATGCTCTCCATCATGAATAGATCAGTCTCTTTCCTTTGTTCCGTGGCAGTCTCGAGAGCACCAATCCTTTTTTCGTGGTCATCTAATTTATGTACAGGGGATAATGCCCATTTGATGAATGCACCGATGGCGGTCAATCCACCGACAAGCCAAAACAGTTGGCTTAATGAAAATGTGATATCAGTCTGCATGAGGAGCATCCCCCTTGCGATAGTTGTAGGTAGACACTCCAATCAGAATACCAAGCAGTGTGCCAGTGGCATTCAGAATCTTTGCGATCTGTTCAGCGTTCTCAATACCGATTTCCACAACGTACCATGCCAGTGCCGGAAGACACACCAAACCGATCCATTTGAGAATCTCATAAACACGGTCATTCAGCTTCATGATTATTCTCCTTTATTAAACTTATTCATTAAATTCTGAATTACTTATTCTATTATCCAAAAATTCATAATAATCTTTTCTCCAAGGATTCAAATCACTATTCTTAGCAGTCTCATCATCCTTATCTTCTCCAAAATCATCATACAATTGAAAATAATTATTATTTTGTTCAACCATAATATTTTCTCCAATTTGAATGTTGTTTTCATTATTATTACCAGAATTATCATTGAAATTTAATTGAGTTATATTGAAAGCAAGAAATATGAACTCAAATATTTCTAAATTAAAAACACTAACTTCATTTGAAATATTAGACATTTTGAATGGATATTTTGAT